AGCGCCAGGACAAGCTGGACAACGACCAGTTTGAGAAGCAGGCAGCGGACCTGGCCAAGCCGACCCTGACGCGCCCGGCGCTGATCGCGGCCGAGGAGGTGGACAAGATTCGCTCCGAATACGGCACCGGCTCGGGCCGGCTGAACGTGCTGGGCAAGGTCACCGGCAAGCGGCTGGACTACTGGACGGAGCACTCGGGCGGCGGCGCCCCCTTCGATCCGATCACGGACACTGAGCGGGCGCGCTGCCAGGCGTTCTTCGAGAAGTACGGCGTGCGTCTCGCCGACCAGCCGCGCCAGGCCCCGCCCAATCCATTGCGGCGCGAGCCGGCCAAGCCCGCTGAGCCGGCGGCACAGCCGGCCGCGGCCGAGCCCCGGCCCCTGGAGACCGCCGAGCGCCTGCCCGATGCCGTCGGCGGCGCGGTGCGCGGCGGCATCACGCCGCCTCCGCCGGCGACGTTCGAGATCGAGTGCGTGCTGGACGGCTTCCCGTGCAAGCTGACCCTGCACGCGACGAGCGGCATCGCCGTGCTTGAGCAGGGCGGGGCGGCGATTGCCAAGCTCAAGGCGCAGAAGGCCACGCCCCCGCCGGCGCCCGTGGTGGCCGTGCCCAAGGCTGAGGCGGCCGCCGAGGAGACGCCGCTGTGCGCTATCCACCACACGCCCATGGCCAAGCGCCAGGGCAAGAACGGCTCCTTCTGGAGCTGCCCGCAGAAGCTGGAAGACGGGAGCTGGTGCCCGTACAAGCCGAAGTAGTATAATCACCGCGCACCCTCCTCACACCGGCGCTGGGCCAATGGCCTGGCGCCGGTGCTTTTTTCGCTCTCCGCACAGGTGTTCTAGGATTGCGTGTAAGACGATCACTGATAGAATATTGCCTCGATGCCTACAGACCTGGCCGACCGCGAGATGTTCCCGGCCCGGCGCCGCGAGCGGACGCTGATGATGCGGCTGCGCGAGCTGGAGCGGGAAGGGCGCATCAACGTCGTCGAGCTGGCGCTGGGCAAGGACGGCTGGGAAATCGTCCGCAAGTGTGACATGCGGCCGGAGACCATCGGCACCGGGCCGCTGCACCCGCCGATGGGCCGGCCGGCCAGCGCCTGAGTTTGACCGTTTGCTGAATTCGTACTAGAGTCATACAACCACATTCCGATCCGCCCGCGGCAACGCGCGGGCCGAGCTGCCTACAGAACACCGGCGGCCAACTCTTTCCGAGAGTTGGCCGCCGTTTTCGTTTACGCCCCCGTGGTTTGTCGGGGGTTGTTTTCCGGGGATATAGGGCGGTGGGCCGCCGAAAGGCGCTGACCCTAATTGGCCTGGAGCGCGTGTGCGCCCAGCCAGCCGCCCTTTTCCAACTTGGAGTATCGCGGCTGCGGGGCCGCTGTACCTCTCCTCCTGTGGTGTGGGTAGGTTGCCCGAGCCCCCTGCCGGTGTGTGGCCGGCAGGGGGTGTCTGGGCAGAAGGAGCGTTATGAACTGGCAATCCATCCTGGCAGCGGCTTCGCCCATCGCGCTCCAGATTCTGTCTGTCGTCATCACGGTCGCGCTCCTGCCCGCCATCCCGGCGGGCGTCGTTTATCTCGTCGGCCTGGCCCGCGCCAACTCCGCCGGCACGCGCTGGGCGCTCATCGAGCAGCTGGCCGAATCGACCGTGCGCGCCGCCGAGCAGTACCTGACCACATCGGACGGCAAGGCGAAGAAAGCCTATTGCCTGACCGTCATCCAATCCTGGCTGGCGGCGCACGGCCTGGCCGTGGACGTCCGCGACATCGACACGGCCATTGAGTCGGCCGTGTACAGCCAGGTGAACGCGCCAGCCGTCGCGGCCGGCACGCCGCACGGCGCGGACGCGGCTGTCTCGCCGGCATGAATCTGTCCGCTTTCTGGGGCGGCATCGCCGGCTCCGTTGGCACGCTGATCGTGTTCGTTGCGCGCTGGCTGTTGACCCGCCAGGAGCGCGCCTCTCGCGCGCGGCGCGCGGAAGAAAAAATACGGAGCGACGCGGCCATCGCGGCCGAGAAGCTGCGGGCGGCGGCGGTCGAGTCGGAAGTCAAACAGCGGCGCATCGTGGAGGACAGCGCCACCAAGCTCGAAGCGGTGCTGCGGGACGAGATGCGCAAGGACAACGCCGAGCTGCGTGAGCGCATCCGCTTGATGGAAAAAGAACAGGCGGGTATGCGGGCGAACATGGACCACCTATCGGCATCCAACGACGCGCTGCGCCGCGAGAACATGGATTTGAAGGGTGAAAACGGCAGACAGGCCGCGCGCCTGGCCGATCAGGCCGCGCGCCTGGCCAGCCAGGCGGATCGCATCGACGCGCTGGAACAACAGGTGTTCGTGCTGCAGGAAGACCGGCTGCTGCTGATCGACGCCATGCGCCGGGCCAACATCCCCATACCGGCGCCGATCTCGCTGCGCACCGCCAAGCCGGGCACCGGGCCGCTCGCACCGAAAGGCTAAAGCGTATGTCCGCGGACGTGAACCCGACAACGCTTCCGACACCTAAAAGGGCGCGCAAACGCGCCAAGCGCTTTCCGCGCAACTGGAAGCCGGTCTTCCTGGCCGAGCTGGCGCGCACCTGCAACGTGACGGCCGCCGCCAAGAAGGCTGGCATCCACCGCGACACCGCCTACGCCGCGCGCGCCAACCCGCTGGCCGAGGTGGCCGATCCGGAGGCGGAAGCGTTCACCAGGGCCTGGGACACGGCGCTGGAGGAAGGCGTGGACACGCTGGAGCTGGAGGCGCACCGGCGCGCGTTCAAGGGCGTGCTCGAGCCGGCCGGCTGGTACCAGGGCAAGGCCGGCGGCAAGGTGCGGCGCTACTCGGACACGCTGGCGATCTTCCTGCTCAAGGCCCACCGGCCGGAGAAGTACCGCGAGAACGTGCACCAGGAGCTGACCGGCGCGGGCGGCGCGCCGCTGGTGCCGATCAGCGTGATCGAGCCCGTGCCGCCGGCGCCGGCCATCGAGCACACAGGTGCCGAGTGACCTGGTCGAAGTCGCGCCCGGCGGCAAGCTCAGGCTGCACTTCCATGCCGGCCAGTGGCAGGCCTGGCAGAGCCGCCGGCGCTTTGTGTGCGTGCTGGCCGGCACCCAGGGCGGCAAGACGAGCTTCGGCCCGCACTGGCTCTACCGAGAGATTCAATGGCGCGGCCCCGGTGACTACATGGTCGTGACGCCGACGTTCCCGCTGCTGGAGATGAAAGCCCTGCCGACACTGCGCCGGCTGTTTGAGGGCTGGCTCGGGCTCGGGTCCTACGTCTCCAGCCCGGCGCGGCGCTTCACCTTCTCCCCAGACGGCGCGCGGCGGACCTGGGGCCGCGCCTGGAACGGCGAGCCGACCACGATCTTCTTTGGCCACGCGCAGGACCCCGAATCGCTCGAGTCGGCCACGGCCAAGGCGGCCTGGCTGGACGAGGCCGGGCAGAAGAAATTCAAGCTTGGCTCGTGGGAGGCGATCCTGCGCCGGCTGTCGATCCACCTCGGCCGCGTGCTGTTGACCACCACGCCCTATGACCTGGGCTGGCTCAAGCACAAGCTGGTCGACCCGGCGCTGGCCACGCCGCCCGACCCGGACATCGACCTGGTGCGCTTCGACTCGACCGCCAACCCGAGCTTTCCGCCCGAAGAGATGGCGCGCGCCAAGCGCGATCTGCCCGAGTGGAAGTACCTGATGTTCTACCGGGCGCTGCTCAGCCGGCCGGCCGGGCTGATCTACGACAGCTTCAACGAGGCCGCCTGCAAGGTGCGCCGCTTTGCCATCCCCGACGCCTGGCCGCGGTTTCTCGGGCTGGACTTCGGCGGGGTGCACACGGCGGCGCTGTTCTACGCGGCCGAGCTGGCCAACCTGGGCCTGCTGCCGGATGGCACCACCGAGTGGGGCGCGCCCACCGGGCGGCTGTTCCTGTACCGCGAATACCTGGCCGGCGGACGCTCGGCCAAGGAGCACGCCACCAAGCTCCTGGCCGGCGAGGTGCGCGTGCCGTACTGCGTGGGCGGCAGCAAGAGCGAAGAGCAGTGGCGCCAGGAGTTCGCCGCCGGCGGGCTGCCGATCGCGGCGCCGGAGATCAAGCTGGTGGAGGTCGGTATCGACCGGGTGTACGGCGCGCACAAGCGCAACGAGATCATGGTCTTCGACGACCTGGACGGCTACCTGTCCCAGAAGGGCAGCTATTCGCGCGAGCTGGATGCCGACGGCGAGCCGACCGAAGAGATCGAAGACAAAGCGACCTTTCACTTTATGGACGCCGAGCGTTACATCGTCGGGGCGCTGAAGTCGTCGGCGCCGGCGGCCACGCCCAACGTCTTCTACCCGGACTAACGATATGGGCGGCCTGATCGATTCTCTCCGCAACACTGCCTGGAACTTCCTGCTCGGAGCGGACATCGCCCGCGAGGGCCCGGTGGCCATGGCCGAGCGCCAGCGGATGGAGATGCTGCGCCGCTACCAGCGCGGCGACCAGCGCGCCCAGCTCAAGGTCAAG